CCTTCTTTTTTTAAGTCCATTACTTGTTTCATAGCATTTTCTCTGCTGGTATAAACTCCAGCAATAACTTTATATTTTATAATCGGAAGAGGTTTAGTTCTTTCCACAAAAGGTATTTTTATATACTCACAAATTCCCCTAGCTATAAGAGAAGCTATAGCTTCTATATTTAGCATAATAAGTGAAGCATCTAATTTATTATCGTGGAACATAATTTCAATATAAGCTGCGATAGCATTTGTATTATTCAGTTCATAAAGTTTTTCATTCTTTCTAATTCCTAAGTCATTTGTAGGTGTAAAATTAGAAAGTTTATTATAAATTGAAGTCGCTAATTTATTTCCTTCTTCTGAAACATATAAAGCTAACGTACCTCTTGTATTTCCATCTAAAGCATTTGAATGTAAGCATATGTGTAAATCTGCTTTAGCATTATTACTTTCAGCTACAGCCACTTCCAAACTAACTCCCATAGTAGCTACATAAACTATTAACCCACATCTTTTCAAAATGGTTTCTAGTGCTCTTCCAACTTCAAACATTCTGGTTCTTTCACTTCCATATGTGCCATAACCAATATTTGCTGTCTGCTGTGAAGGACTAATAAATACTTTCATTAGCATTTACCACCTTTACCCTTAGATTTTCCACCTTTTTTAACTTTTACTTTAACCATTTTAGCCATTAACCTCACCTCCAAAATTTATTAGATAGGGTTGACCACTTCCCTTCTATTTTTTAAAAGAGTTAGGAACTTTCTGGTAAACAGAAATTGGTTTGCTTTCTGGTGCAAATATACTTGGAGATTTTTCTTTTGGTGGTGTTTTAGTTCCAGTTACAACTACTTTCTTATTAGCCATAATACCCTCCTTATTTCATTTTACTTTTTCCAGCTTTCTTCATAGCTATTGCTACTGCGACTTGCTGTGCTTTTTTCTTATTAGGTGGTCTATAATTCCCAATTTTCCCATCACCTTTAGGTGAAACTTCGTGCATAAGTTCTTTAATATTACTACTAATAACTTTCTTAGAACTACCTTTCTTAAGTGGCATTTACTTCACCTTCTTTGTAACTTTTACATGAGTTACTTTTACTGGTTTACCTTTTACTTTAAGTGGTGTATTTCCTTTTGAAGCTTCTGCTACACTCATAGATGGATTAGTTTTACTAGGAATAGAATGTACTGCTTTAATCCAATTCTTTTTAGCTGCTGTGCTTTTAAAATTTATAGCTTTTTTAGGCATTTGGTTGTCCTCCTCCTTGTGGTTGCATTAGTCCTTGTTTGTCTGCTTCCATGAGTTGAGTTACAGCTGCTTCAAATTCGTTAGGGTCAGTTATTTTTTCAAGTTGTGCTCTAACTTCTGGAGCTAAAGTTTCCATAAATGCAGCCATATCTTCATAACTATTTACTCCTTGTGGAATTGCTCCTTGTGGTGCAGCTCCTTCTGGTGGCATACCTTGTGGTGGTGCTGGTGGTTGTCCTCCCATTGGTGGTGGTGGGACATTTCCTTGTGGTGGTTGTTGGTTCTGCTGTTCTTCCATTAACTTATTAGCTTTATTTATTTCATCAATAAGTCCTTGCTTGTCCATTACATAACCTTCTGGCATACGTTCAAGAGCTTGTAAAAATGTAACTTGTTGAGAAGCAAGTAAACTCATAATTGTATTGATAGATGTAATTTCACTCCACATAACAGAAGCTCCAACTTCAACTTTTAAACTAAGTGGCATATTTTTATAATCACTACCCTTAATTTCTCCAACTCTCTTCATTTTGTCTTTTGTATACCCAACTTTTCTAGGTATTCTATATTTATTCATAATAAAATCTTTCCAATTTAAAAGTAAATCTTCTACAAATTGGTAAAGATTAGACTTAGGATTTTCTAGTGGTATTGCGTTCTGTTGGACTGTTGCCATAATGGCTGTACCAGAGGCTTGTTCTGGGTTTACGTTCCCTAGAGCTGTGTCATTTGCTCCATTTAAGTCCTTTGTTACACTAAGCATATCTCCAATAAAACCAAACATATTAGTGTTCATTTGCCCAGCTTGTAATTGCTGTACAGCTCCCTCAATATTTCCTTCTACAGCTATTGCAGAACCTATAGCATTATTCCAACCAGCTATTCTGCTGCTGTCATAAATTACTTTACCAAAAGCTGTCATTCTTAAATGGTAAACAATGTTACTATACATTTGATTTATTGCTATTTGGTTTGGAACTATAGCAGTTCCAGCAGCTTCACCATGGTATGAATTTTTTCTCTTAATCCAATTACTCCATGCTAAAGGGTAACGATTTAATTTCATATTTCTTTCCTTACATATTGGACTAAACTTAGTAGACTTTCTGTACCAAACTTCTCCATCTTTTCGCCAAAGTTTAATAATATATAAAGTCTTGTCACTATTTCCAGTGTTACTATCTAATTCAATTTTACCTCTATCTCCAGCTGTTTCTTGGTAATCTAAGTCAGAAGTAATGTTCTTCCATTGTTCTTCTGGAACTCCTTCTTCTTTAGCTTCTGCTTGTAAATCACTTACTATAGCTCTACCAATTACTAAAATATATGGCTGTCCTTGTATTCTTCTGTCGTTTGGATTACCTAACATTATTTCGTTTCCATCTTTAACCTCATTACAAAAGTCACCTTTTATTTGAGTAGGAGAACCATCTGGATTATTGCCATAAGTTTGATTGGTATTTTTATTTTTATCCCAGTAAGTATAAATGCAATAGTCACCAGAATTAAAACCATCTGTAAGGCAATCACGAAGCAAGGTATTTATTTTGTCCTTCTCCCAAACATCAGCTATTTTATAGTTGAGCATATCGACTTGTTCTTGCAGCACTTCTACTCCTTTGGCTTCTTCGTCATGGTCTTGCAGCATAAACACACCTTTAATTGGAGCAGAAAGAATAGAAGCTATTTCATGGTCTGCAATTCTTTTATACAGTGGCATAATTAAAGTGGGTTGTCCTTTAGCTCTTACTCCCTTCCACTGGTCGTTAGCATAGAAAGCTTCGTTTATGTCTATAGTCCTATAATAATCTGGGACTAATCTTCTGTTATAATTCTTACCAATTTCATATAGTTTGAAGTCCTCTTCTGTTTCCTTGGTATACATTTATTCACCTTCCTTCCCTATATAATAAGGGTCATAATTCATTATTCCATTTTCACCATACCAACCTTCTTGCACATCGTCAGCTTTCTGTTTTTCTACAGCAGAAATAGCTTTAAGTTCTTTCTGAATAACATAATCTTTTAAATTAGTTACTGGATTAACATTAGGAATTTCTCCTTTTGCTAATTTCATTCCATGCTTAACTCCTAAATAATATGAGCTTGTTAAAATAAGAAATAATGTTACTGCAAATATAATGTCAAATAGCCCTAATAGACTTTTCATAATATACCTCCACGTGGTTATAAAATAAAGTTATACATTCATCGAATGTCATTTCTATAGGTGGAATTACCCATCTTAAATTAGTAGAATAATAATATTTTCTTACTTTACAAATTGCACAAGGTACGTGGTCATTTGCATTTGAAATATTATGTTCAACAACTACTCCAATACTTAATTTTTCTCCTTTGCAGCCAGTGTCTTTTACTAATCTTTCAATAGTTCTTTCTTGTGAAGCTGGTAATTCTTTTGAAAGGTATTTCGTTTCTAAGATTAACCAACCTTTACCATCGCAATCGTATATTCCATCTATGTCAGTCATGGAAATTTTACCTCCCATAAGATTACTAAAGTCATTTAATTGTCTAGCTCTGTCAATATTTTTTATCTGCACTCTTATACCCCCTAACAGTAGTTTATATATTCTTGGTTTGCTTCTTCCAGCTGTCCTATTTCTAATTCGTCTTTTTCAAAGTCCCAGTTAAACTTTTTTCTAGCAGCTTTCTTCTGTATAATAAATGTCTTAGCAAAATTGGAAAGTCCAGTGGTTGCATCAGCAGCATCGTCATGTTTATTCTTCCCTAGTTTCACATAGGAAGTAAGTTGTCGCATGAACTTGTCATAATTAGAACCAGCTATATAATCAGCTCTGAAATAAAAGAACTCCTTAACATACCCACTAGCCATGAGTATTCTGGTTTCTTTGTTTGTCGTGACACTTTCAGCTATTACTTGGCACGTACATTTCTCTGCTTTTATAAGCTTTCTAATGTTCCTTGCGTAACTTTCTCCACCATTGTTAGCTTCAATTTTCATAATGTTACACTTGGTCTGAATTAACATTTGTGCAATTAATGGTTCTGTAACTTCTACTCCATCTTGCGTGAAAATCACATCTGTTATATAAGTTTTATTTCCATATTTTCTACCTATTAAACTACATAAAAAGTCTAGTCCTTTATCTGCTGTGTCAGTGAACCCTATAATTCCATCTGGTTCTTTTTTACCCAGTTCTTTAAGGTTATATCTGTTTAATTCTTCTATAGGGTAGAGCAGTCCTTTGCTTTCAATAGGACTTTGCATAAATTCTGCTTCCCATATAAATTCGTCTGTAACTCTTCTTATAGCTTCGTATTCTTCTGTGGTCTTTACCTCTTCACAAAAACTTGTCCCATCTTCATTAAGTGCTGGAATACTTATAACTCTTATACTTGGGTTATAACTCTCACTGTCTTCACTGGTTAACCTTCCTATAATGTCCTTTCGTGTCCATCTAGTAGCTATATGAATTTCTGGACAGCCAGTTTCCAGTCTTGAAAGGTGTGTTGAAGTATACCAATTCCATACATTTTCAATAACAGTTTCAGAAAGTGCTTCTTCTAAATTCTTAATGCTATCGTCTAATATTGCACAAGTCTTACAGCCAAAACCCAGAATAGCTCCACCAACACCAGCACAAAAGTATGATGGCTGCGTATACCCTTCTAAACTCCATGCTCCAACAGCACTACTAATCCTACTTATTGAAGTTTCAAATACTTCTTGGTACTTTAAACTAGGAATTATTCCATCTCTTATGTCCCTACTAAACTTTTCTGCAAGATTTGCTGCATAACTGTTTCTCATTACACTTCCACTAGGGTCTTTACCCAGTAACCATGCACTAAATAGACTTACAATATAACTTTTTCCAGCTCTAGGTGGTAAACTAATACATAATATTTTAACCTTGCCATCTGTCACCTCTTGTAAGGCATCTGCAATAATTTTCAAGTGTGGTTTGCCATCTGAAAAAAATGCTGGGTCGTAAAATTTACAAAATGAATAAAAATTATTTTGGAGTATTCTCTTTTTCGCTTCCCTTTGTAATATTATTTTTCGCTCTTCAACTTTCCTTTGAAACATATTTTCACCTCTTGGTAATAAATGGTATGACGAACTTGTTTAAAAATTATATTTTTTTAATTATTACTACAACTACTAAAACTATTAAACAGATTATAAGTATTTGTGTTAAGTCCATATTCATAACCTCCTTTAACCAATGTTAGTTGAGTTTAACCAATGTTTAACCAATGTAGAATAGGTAATTAATTAGGTAATAAATGGAAGGGTTCTAATTTTAAAAAATTACTATAAAATATACAACTTTGTTCTTGAATAAAAATCTTCGACCCACCCCCCATGTTTACGATGTTCCATGTTCTGCCATTAATCTTGCTAATCATTTCCAATAAAACATTAAAAGAAAAAAGAAAAAAAAGAAAACAATGGAAGTATTACTGCCATGTTCTTCCTTATAGTAGTAGTTGTTGCTGTTGTTGCTGTTGTTGCTGTTGTCCTTCTATATATAGTAGCTGTTGCTGTTGTCCTTCTATAACAATAGCAATACAATAGCTCTATAGCTTCCATATAGACAGCCTAACAGCATCTTATATATAAACCCTACTAATAATACCTAAAGAATATAGAGCTTCTTATATTAAGTATTCTATTTAATTACTTTCTTTTTCTCTTTGTCTTCTCCTTTATATAATACAATGAAGCTATGACAAGGATTGAAAGTCTTTTAATTATTTCTTATATGAATACTTACTATTTATAAGAAGCTAATTCATTTATAATTTCTTCGTCTGTCATATTCTTTACTTCGTTATTTATATTGGTGTTAACTGTCTTAACCTCTTGTTTATCAGCATAATTAAACTTATTCTTTAAATAGAATATTCTTTCAGCTGGTGAAGTAAAGTGATTGTTTATACATTCGTCTTCTAAATGTTGGTTTATTCTTTTTATTGTGTCCACGAAAGCTAAATAATTAGAATTACCTTCTTCCATATAGTTATAGAATGTACTTCTTCCCATATTTGCATAAATAGTAAAACCAGCTATATTAGGAAACTTTCTTTCCAACCTACAATAATCTAAGTAGTTTAGAAAGTTCTTCCATAATTCTTCTGGTGTCTTCCTATTCGTATTATCTCCCATGTTTTCACCTCCTTAAATATAATTATAACTTCCATATAGCCACTGTAAGAGCTTGTTTAATACTTGTCCTTATGTTTGTACCTTCAATAATATTGACTATCTCTATAATATTGAATATAAAAAAAGAAGCTGTAATTTCTACAACTTCCTATAATTATTTAA